CTAACGTTTTATCGTAATTTTTCTATAGCGACGTGATCGATTTATTTCCTTCTCATCAGCTAGTCGTGACTGATACCCCATTGACAGCACTAGACCGACACCAATCAGATTTGAAACCATGGACGAACCACCTTGGGAGATAAACGGCAAAGGAATACCTGTCAAAGGTAACAAACCAGTTGCAGCACCAACATTTTCAAACACATGGAACAACAGCATCATGATATAGCCAGTTGATATGTAAGTGTAGTATCGATTGTTTGACTTCAACGTTACCCGCAGCATTCGATAAATGAGCAACAAGTATAGTCCAATCAATACCGTCCCTCCAATAAAGCCAAAGTCCTCGCCAATCACCGTAAAAATCATATCACTTTCTCGAACAGGGATAAGAAGATTTGTTTTATTGAAACCTAGTCCTTTTAAGCCACCACTTCCGATAGCTATCAAACTTTGAGCTTGCTGGTAGGTCGTTGATTGGGCATTTTTAAAGGGATCAAGCCAGGCTGCAATACGATTAATTTTATAAGTATCCATCCCCAAATTGTGGAGGAATGTTGTTCCACCAGGAGAAATAAAAATCAGCATAAATCCACCAACCAAAACGATCCCCGTTAAGGCAGTCGGTAATAGAATTTTCCAAGAAACTCCTGATAATAGAAGCATTCCGCTAAAGATTGCTACAAATACTAAGGAAGTTCCTAAATCTTTCTGTAAGGCCAACAAAATCAGGACAGGGATAGTAAACAGTGTCATATAACCAATCAACATAAAATCCTCACGAATTTTTCGATTTGGATAATATTTATGAAAGGTAACAATCACCCTTGACAACATAATGATGTAGGCTATTTTCATAAATTCGGATGGTTGGAAAAGAGTCATTCCACCAATCGTTACCCAGTTCTTTGCTCCCGTTGACGCTACTAAGTCTGGACTGTAGAAAAACAAAGGCAATACCATAAGTCCTAGCCCAAGCACGTACAAGTAAGGTGTGATTTGCCACAGAAACTTAGTGGAAAAGAACATGACCAAAAAAGCTGCCACTGTTCCAATTCCTATCCAAGCAATTTGTTGACCAACCATCTGTACAACATTATCTGGATAATCTTGACTAACCGCAATGTAGAGAGAAATAATCCCCACAACTAATAAAAAAAAGACTGGTAAAATAAGTGAGTAGTCTACTCGACTATCGATTGTTCCCCTATTTTTCATCAATTTCCTCATACTTTCACTTCAAATTCTTACTCGTTCCATTATAGCAAAAATCATCTCTCATTGAAACTAAAAATCTAGTCACATCTAAGGGGATACGATTTATACTCAACGAAAATCAAAAGCAGCCTAGGAAACGAAGTCGAAGATAGAACTCTGTTACTTTCTTATTTCAAGGTAACAGGCTGAAAACCTCCACTGGAGCTTTTCACTCATCAAGGCAAGTTGACAACGGATAATTTTGATTTTCGAAGAGTATTACTAGTGCACAAATCATAAAATACGTATATCTTCATACCTTCGAACAGGCTGAAATATAATGCTTTACCTTCACACACACCCTAAGTTTGCTCAATTCATGAGTATGTAAACCAATGGCAATCATTTTGGCAATCACGCACCAAAAAAGCCCTCTCCAATTTCTTGGAAAAGGCTTTGTATCAACATTTCTGTAATGTAAATATGGTTTCTTATTTGAGACCGTATTTCATACCCTTTTATTTATTATCATTTTTCATTAAATAATAAGATAACTATATAAATAGAAGAAAGTTTTTATTAAATTCTTATATATTCTTATCAATTATCATCAGTCGGAACTTTTTCCGTTACCAAAATAAAGAGTTTCCCCACCTATTCCAAGGAATAAAGCACAAGTTATTTTATACATTTTTGTGAATTAATATACAGAAAGTTGGTATTACCAGCTTTTTTTAATGTCTATTTCAAATTTTACACTATTGGTATTTTTAATATTTTTTATGTATCAATTTTTGTCAATTTTGGGAGAGAGATACATAAGAGGATTGACACCGTTATTTTCTGCATGTGCTAACATTCTAAAACAGGGGGGATATAGAAAAAATCTCTTGTCATAAATTCTACAAAATTTTTACCCCCTTTTTGTCTAACGGTTCCTGACTTGGAAGAAGTTCCCTTACTCGGTTCCCAATCATTTGAAAATATTTCAACAGGGTAGGGGGGTAAAATATAAAATCATCAATCTATTATAATCTAATTCGTTTTTGAATTACGATAAATATAGACTAGATATTTTTTCCGATGTCCCTTTCCCGTTGCACGTTTCCCCTGCAGAAAAGCGGTTTGTTTTGGTATGGGGGCTTATTTATACTAGACTACTATCATCAGTGTAATAGTTGTTTATAATGTTTTTTCACGCGAGAAAAAATGTAGAATGACGGCGTGAAGTCCAAAGGCGGTAGGGTGGTAGGGTACACCCCCCCTTATCTTCCAAATGCACTACAGACAACAGATAAGCCCTTAATACTAACATGTAAAGGGCTTAATGATTTTATTTTCTTTTTGTATTTTTTGAATGTTTTTTGTGTTCGTTTAATTAGTCATATCTTATATTCTGTCTAATTATGTTTCACTCTCTAAACTCAATACTATCAAGGCTTTCAGCTATTCCTTTAATTATTACTAGCATTTTCTTCGTTATGTCTAATTAATACTTGATATTTGTCTTTAAATGTCAAAGTTAGCCATCTTAGTATCTAGGTCATCTTGTCTAACTCCTATGTATATTAGCGTGATTGCTGGACTTGAATGATTAAAGATAGTCATTAAATCGGCTACATTCTTATACTTTTTATAATAATGATAGCCGAATGTTTTCCGCATGGTATGAGTACCTATGTTCTCTATCCCTAAATCATTCCCAGCGGTCTTTAATATCCAGTAAACTGTACGGCGGTCTAGCGGTTTGTTTACTCCGTTACGGCTTTGAAATAGATAATGATGGAGCGGTTTACCTTCTACATACTTCCTTAACTCGTTCTTTAGGGTTCGGGTCATTTTTATAGTTTTTTGTTTCCCAGTTTTTTGTTCCCGTACTCTAATGTGCCAGCCTTGGACGTCCTTGACTCTTAATTTTAAAATATCCCCAATTCTAAAACCTGTGTTTATTCCCACAAGAAATAGAATATAGTTCCGTTCATTCCATGACCTTAAATAGTCTTTCATAGCTTGGATGTCGTCTTTATCGCGGATAGGTTCAACTGCGTTCATTTCCTATTTCCTCTTCTTCATCACGCGCTTTCAAATTGTCATACTCCCTAGCGGACTTATTCGGGAAATAGTGTCGCTCTAAGTTCTCTAACCATCGGGCGCGCCCTTCCATCATTCCCTTATACTTTCCATCGGTTCGCGTTCTGAAGTTCTCTACATTCGTTTGCTTCAATAATTCCACCTTCTTTCTGTATTAGAATTACAACACCTTACAACGCTTGACAACACTTAAAATTATAAAGTGTTGTAGCGAAAACCCTTGGGGCGCAAGGGGTTTGGAGATATTACTACACTTACTACACTTTTTTTGAATACGTTGAATTTTTTTATAATATATATACATACACAAGTAAGTATATTTCTTTTTTATTACTTTATATAATAAGTGTAGTAAGTGTAGTAATATTATGTAAAGCGTTGGGGCTGTTGGGGTTTCGTCACTACACTTTTTCTAAAAAGTGTTGTACCAAGTGTTGTAAGTGTTGTAACTTATTTTTTCTTATAGCCCCTCTGCGCCTTCCCTTTGATTGGCACATATAGGGGTAAATAGTGGGGCTGGTCTTCTTTGGGGTAGAAACCTTTGGGAATGTCTGCCCCTCTTGGTAGACTAATAGGATAAGCCAATTTTTCCCAGTCATCGGGTAAATATTGCGGAAAGTGAGTATGAAAACCTTGACTACTGAAATTATGTTGAAAATTGTGGTAATCTGCAAAGCCTGTAAAGTACCACCATACCCAATCATTGGGAATAAAGGTAGAATGTAAATTAGTAAATAGATTTTGTGAAAATGCTAAAACAGGGTCAATGGCTTCCTGGTATTCGTCTAGTAAATCTATAGACTTGCTCGGCTCTATAAAGTCCTTAAAATCTAGGTCTATAACTGTTTTTAACACGTATTCTAGGACGCTAGGGCGCGTGATATAATCGTTTTTAATTGCTCGGTTAGGTTTCCCCTTAAAGTGCTTATTAAAGGGTAAAATAACCATTCTACGCCTTATAGCGTGATAATCTCCCCTAATCTTTGGTAGCGTGTTTGTTGATTGAATAACAACGGTTTTTATAAAGGTGCTGTAAGCGTCTTTCCCTTTTTTCTCTACTGTTACAGTATCCCCACCTACTAGACTAAATAGTTTAGAAGTATCTCTAATAACCGCCCCAGCTTGCACATCGTCGCCTATTATGGCTTGTTTGCCGATTGCTTGGGCAAGTGTAAAGCGGTTATTAACATCTAAGTCTGTTATCTTTATACTTGCTATGTTCTGCCGTCCTATTAGATTGATGAATAACTCTTGTAGCGTTCCCTTCCCTGTTCCGCCTTCTCCCACAAACCAAAACATTTTAGCGTAACTTTCCCCACGTACAACGGCGTTAAGTAGTTGAAGTGATAACTGATAAAGTTCTTTATCTCCGTTAAACAAATCTAATAGCCATTCCTTAAACTCCCAGCCCTTTATAGTTGGACTTGTGGCGCGTGGGTTGTAGTTGGTTTGTATCTTGTGAGTAAATACCCTTGTTTCTGTAAAAGGTTCTAATATCCTTGTCTTGCGGTTATAGATACCATTGCCCACTATTATCAAATGTGGGGCGTTTTCCGCCTGCCTATGCGGTGCTTTTCGGGTTAAGTGATAAATACAATCACTAGCCCTTTTTTCGTTGTGCCGTGGCTCTATTACACTTATAAAGTCTTTTAAAAATTCCCTATCATTGATATAAAGCCCCTCATCAGGATTATAAAAATAAACGGGTTTTGTTCCCTCGTCGCTCTCAATTCTGCAAACTGTCAGCAGTTCCGCCATATATTGGGCAACTATCAAAGGTGGAACGGGCTTTTTAATTTCTGCTTGTGCCTGCTTATCGTCTAAACCGTCTTCTAATAGCTTTCTATAGCGTTCTTCCTGCTTGTGTTGGACAAATTGAAATACCTTTCCTTGCCAACCTTTAAACGTTCTAAGCCCTATATCACGCGCATTATATGGCGTTTCTCCTGTTGTTTGTCTTCCATACTGTGTAATACTGCCCACCTTCTTTCTATGGTCTAACTTATAATTTTTGTATCTTGTTTTTGCTGATTGATAATGTATGCTATTGCGTTTCCTGTATCTTCAGCAAAATAAAACTGTTTCATCATGTCTAAGAAATAGCTTGCTAGGTTTGTCCGTTTCACAATAGCAGTAAATAAGCTTACTACTTGTTCAAAATCATAGCCATGTAAATACATTTGTCTGATAAAAATAGCTGTTTCTTCCTTGGTGTAAATTCCATTGATGATAGTATCAAACAACCAGCCTTCTAGATATAACCCGCTTGCCTGTCTTTGCTGGTCTAACGTGATTTTTTCAATGCCTTCTAGCTTTGCTAATAGACTTGTTTTCATAATACTTATTGGATAATCTCTAATGAGTTTCCAACCTTTCGGGGCTGGTATTTCTTCAAATACTTTCAAAATGATATTGTTTAGGCTAAAAGGTGTGATATAACTACCAAATGGCAAGTAATAGTAAAAACGGAAAAAATCATTTTGCATTACTGCGCGTGTCGGATTATCTTTTAGTAAATCTAGTAAGATTTGTTCCCCACGTTTTATAGTCACTTCCACAATGCTATACATCTTTTTCCCTTTCTATGTTCTTTTGTTTCGCTATTTGTTGCTTTACCCATTCAGCCCTATCATTCTCATCTGACAAAGATAGAAAAATATCTATTTCCTCTCGTGAAATTTCTCCCTTAAGAAAAGCTATTATCACTTGGTAAATTTCGGGGTCTTCTTTTCTAATGGTTTCTAATAGTTCTTCAATATTCATTTTTGAAACTCCTAGTTATATCTCTTGCCAGCAAGCCAAATATAAGCCCCGTAGTTATCATTTATAGATTGTCTAGGGTGTTTACTCTCAGAAACGTTTTGGGGCTTGTCAGGGGCTTGAAAACTGCTCAAACCAACCCTGAACCATAGAAAGAGGTTTAGCGGTGTAAAGATTGCTATGAGTGTTAATGCTTGTTCTATTGTCATTTCTTGCATTATAGTAGCCCCCGTTCTCTTAAATCTTTGATAACTAGACTCCGTAAATAGTGCCATGTTGAAGCGGTAGTATTAATAATGCCGTTGCTTAAGTTGTTTTCTTTGATAGCCTTATCTAAGAAATTGAATAGCAACCATTCGTGCGCCTTCTTGTAGCTTGCCATACATTCGTTATCATACTCTTTTAACTCTCCAAGTAGGTTGTTTATATTCGCTTGATAAAATTCTTCATGACTTACTTCAGCCTGTAAATATGCTTCAGATAATCTATAAAATTCCGTCCAAAGTGAAATAATAGCTTTCCTACACTCTTCAGCAATTTCAGTAGCTCCCTTGTGACCTTTGGCGATATGCCAATCGCTTAAAATGTCTAGCTTTTCTTCTGCAACTTGTAACCGTTCTTCAAATTGTTTAAAATACTGTTTCATTTATCACTTTCCTTATAATTCTGTATCTAGCAATACTTCAAGCCGTTTCTTTTCTTCTTCGATTTGTTTTTCAAGCGCTCCAATACCTGCCATAAGTTCACTATGATTGGCTGGTATAAAATAGCCCTTATGATTGCCTTTCCGGTTGCCAATAATTGGTATTTTATGCTTGATTATCAGCCGTCTAACACATTCCCTAACCGTTCTTTTATCTAGGTTGGTTTGCTGTGCTATGTGGCGCGCCGTGATTGCTTTTTCAATCCCTACACCGATTAGGCTATATATACGTTTGTCGTTTCCTTTTAAGTCCATTTTGACCTCCTTCCACATTTTGTTCTTGTATTTCTGGTATTGGCTCGCGCGGTGGCGCGTGCTTTTTCCGTGTGTTGACCTGTCTACAATTTTTCTTTTACTATACATGTTTTGGAACTAGACTAGACTACCCCCAGCGGTTGCCCGCTCCAAACTTACTTAATAAGCCTGTGCCAAAATAATAGCCTAGCTAGTGTGTTCTGTCTCTGATTTTAAAAATCTTAAAATCTTGAAATAAATAATATTAACTTGCCTTCTTATTGTGCTTATGGTATTATTAAGGCAATAACAAAGGCTTACAAGGGGTTACCCTTCCTTAGTTATTGTTTAATCATTTGAAGGCTTGTCAGTTTGGTCGCTGGTGTAAGCCTTTTTTGTTGTTATTCTTTCAACTTTTCTAAAATTTCGTCCACATCTCGCACATCATAGTAGATAGACTTCCCCTGACGGCGTGACCTTAACCCGCATGACTTCAAGTACTTCATGTATTTATGGTCAAAGCCGTACAACTCCATTACCTCCCCTTGTCTTAGGGGCTTTTTGTTTAGCCGTTCTATTTCGTCCTTTGCCATTTCACGCGCCAAAGCTAAGGCACCGCGGACAAGTTCAAGACTTGCATTTTCGCTTAATAATGCTTCTGTCATTCGTTTTTTCCTTTCTGTTCAATATACCGCCTAAAATCGTCTATACGGCGTTTTTTCTTTTTCTAGTCTCTTTATACTACCCATTCCAAAAAATCGCTAGAATGTACCTTTTTTTGAGAATTTAACGCCCTTTAGGCGTAAACCTCGGAAAATTCTTTGTAAATGTCGTCAGGGATTTCCGTTAGGGCTTGTTGCTGGAGCTGGATAGCCTTTAGGCGGTTTGTATCGCTTGCCGTTGGCTTGTTGATAATGTCAGCCGTTGCCAAAACTTGCTTGAAGTACTCGTCTAGCTTTAACTTCCGCCCTTCAGTAATTTCTCGTTTTTCTTCTCGTTTGGTTTTTAAGAATTGAAATTCGTCAATTTCATCATTCAGTAAGCTATAGGAGATAATGCCACGGTGTCTCCATTAGTTAAAACGTGCCTTAATTCCCTCGATCGTCCAACCTTTCAGCCGTTCTAGGAGTAAATCAAAGCTAACTAGCCCATTATCTTCATAAACTTGTTGTAGTAGTTCCTGTGTAAATGGTGTTTTAGTCATTTCAGCCCCTCTAAAATCCTTCCCACGTCATTAAAACTATATCTTCTGCGGTGTATTGGGTGTTTTTTAATGTTTCAAGTTCTTTCATAACTACTTTATAATCTTCTTTGCTGGTTTTTGGTTCTAGGATTTCTATTGCTCGTTCGCTTTTTTCCTTGATTTTAGCCCATGCAAGAGTTAAATAAGATATATCGCGCGGTTCTATCGTTTTTTCTAGTTCCTTTGTAAAGTTTTGTAGACTTTTGGAAACATGTTTCATATAGAAAGCGTAGGTAGTAAGCTGGATAAGTTCCGCGCTAGTAATGGTTACTGTGTCATTTGTTGCCATATTGTTTACCTCGTTTTTTCTTGCCCTTTACTCGATAATGTAGGGTGTGTTCTTCTAGCATTTCTTGAATTTGTACCCATGCTTGCGCGTTTTGTTCCACCATATCGGGTAAGACTGCGCTATTTTCATCTACCCCCATAGCTTCCGCCATGTTTACCTGGTCATCTACCCATTTTTTAAACTCTTTATAGGTCTGTTTTTTGCTCATTTTGTATTTTCTCCTTTAGTTTTTCTTGTAAATAGCCTTGTATCTCCCATATGAAACGGCTAACGGCTTCAAATTTGCCCGCTAGGGTCGTTTCTATGGCTTCATTATTCAAACTAGCTAGATAATCGGTAATATAGTCTAGCTCTTCATCTGACTTGTTAGCACGCTCTAGGAGTGCTTCAAGTTGTTTACTTGCCATTGTCTGCCCCTGTGTCTTTTGTATGCTCCCAAAGGGCTTTATAATCGCCGTCATGGTCTAGGCTCTCTAGTAAGTAAAGTGCCTCATCGCCAAAATTTGCGATATAGTCTAGTGTTGTATTGCCTGCCATTTCTGGGAAGTCTGTATCTAGTGTACTGTCCGCCATATCCATTACCATTAGTTCAAGGTAAACAACCCTATCTAGTAATTCTTGGCGTGTTGTTCGTTGTCCTAAGAAGGCTTTACGCTCCATACAGTAGCGTTCTTCAAGTGTGGTCATGTTGTATTTCCTTTCTAGCACGCGCCTGCGTGTTTATTCTTTGGATTAGGTGGGGAAACCTGTTTTATTGTTTAATCATTTGTTTTTGTCGTTGGTCGTAGTTTTAAGGGGTACGCCCTTAAAATAGTGTTTAGTTCATTTTCTGCGCGTGATTGCCCTTGGTCGTTGGTCAATCATGAGTAAACAGCCATTGTATGATAGCTAGAATGTGCCTAGCTGTCTTTTTTAGGGTTAGATAAAGTAGTCCGCCTATGTTTTTCTCCTTTCTTTGTCTGTGTCGTTTTCTTGTAGTGTGTGTGAAAGGTAGTTAGGAAAACTTACACATCTTCTAATAGCCAATTTATGACACTTTCATAGATACGGCGCGGAGCGTCATAGTTACCCTGCTCTACTTTGGTCAAGGTTTGGGGCTTAATACCTAGCTTTTCAGCCGTTGCTTTTTTGGTTAGCATTAAGTCCGCACGCTTGCGCCGTACTTTTCTAGCATGGTCTTCTGTTAGTAGCATTTATACACCTCCTTTTAAATTCTCCAAAAATGGAGAATTACTTTATTACACCATGATTATATCTGCCTTTTTTGGCGTTGTCAAGTATTTTTTTGTTATTTTTTCTCCATTTTCGGCATTTTATGTTATAATGTGCCATGAAAGGTAGTTGATAAACATGAATAAACTCAAAGAATTACGAAAAGAAAGAAATTTAACCCAAAAAGAATTATCAGTCGAAACAGGAATACCTTATAGGACTATTCAACGCTGGGAAAATGGCGAAACTACAATAAAACAAGATAAAGCCCAGGAACTCGCTGACCATTTTGGGGTAAGTGTCGGGTATCTGTTGGGGTATAGTGATTTTAGGGAAGAAAATGAATTAATTGAAAAAATAGATGAAACTGATTTTTTTGGTGATGGAGAATTAACCGAAAACGGGAAAGATTTTTTTTCAAGTTTGGATATTTTTCTTTATTTTGCATTGTTAAGACACCACAGGGAGCAAGCTGAAACAATAGCAAATCAAATTGTTGGAGCTTATATACAAAAAGATATTGATAAAAAATTAACTGAAAAGGAATTAGAAATAGTTGATAACATATTGAGTTATGTATCAAAAGAAAAACAACGTGGAGATGAAGCAATGATATTTTTAAATGAGGTTTTAGGAGTAATAAAAACAAAATATGATATTTGACCTTTGTTTTTAATCAAGTAGACGATTGATTAAGGCACTTCCATTTATAGATATAAAAATATTACAAAATTATTTGAAAACAACTAAAAAAACGCCAACCCCAGCAGGTCGGCGCGTGGAAATATACAAATTGATTGACATATAACCTATAGTGGGGGTATAATCATAGTGTAAAGAATTGTTGTGAGGACAATTCTAGCACTAAATCAAAAAAGCCCCCAACGTGCCAGCGTTGAGGGTTTTTGTTTGCCCCTGTTTGGGGTTAGTCGTCGTTATCGTCTAAATAATACTTAACTACTTCAGTCAAGATATTAACCAATAACGGCGCTAGAATACTTGTGAGGATAAGCTCTAGCAACTAAACCACCTCCCTTCAGTAAAAATTCAAAGGGGGCTTGTATATCTTATCAGATAGTTTATTTTATTGTCAAATTCTCCCCGCTTACACATGGCAACGTGTAAGCAACCATATTTTTATGATTGATATTTAATTCCAAATACTATAAACTAGATAAACGGAGAAAGCATTTATAACGCCCGAGGGTGTATATTTGCGTGAGGTGTCTAGTTTTGCTAGGCACTTTTTTCATTCTTAGCAACAATATTAGAAACCACTTATAAACACGCGCATACTATTTTATTCTTTCGATTAGGTGGGGAAACCAATAGGAAGGATAAACAAATGATTAAACAATACAAACTAAATGACGGCTCTATTAGATACTCTTATATTGCCTATGTAGGTATAGATCCCATTACAGGCAAAGAAAAGCGCGTAAGGAAAAGAGGTTTTAAAACTAAGAAAGAAGCCAAAATAGCTGAAAGCCAATTACTTCTAAAAGTGGAGCAAGACGGATTTTTTGACAAGCCAGATAGAATAACCTTTAGTGAAGTGTATAAGATATGGCTGGAACACTATAAAAACACCGTGAAGGCTAGTACATACGCGAGACAAAAGGCACAAGCAGACCTACATATCATTCCAGCATTTGGCGCGTGCTACGTGGATAAAATAAGCCTACCAATGTGCCAAAAACAGGCGCAAGAATGGTTTAAGGGCTACAAGAAATACGCTAACTTTATCGGTATGACTAAGATGGTTTTAGATTTTGCGGTAAATCTGGGCTACATTCATGACACCCCAATGAAGAAGATAATAAAGCCCCGTAAATCCTCTGAAGTCGATGAAGAAGAAAAGAAAAAAGAGAACTTCTACAGCCGTGAAGACTTGCAAAAGTTCCTAGACTGCGTAGCAAAGGAAGACAAGGAAGAAATAGCTTGTATTTTCCGCTTACTCGCCTTTACAGGTATGAGGAAAAGCGAAGTACTTGCCCTACGGTGGAAAGACTTAGACTTCTTTACCTCACGTTTATCGGTTAGCCAAATAGTAGCCTACGGAGAAAATAACACTATTGTCTATCAAACACCCAAAACAAAAAAAAGTAAGCGCACTATCACGCTTGACCCTATTACCGTGTCTATTCTGAAAAAATGGGAAAAGACTAGACATTTTTTAAACTTCCCCCAGCGCGTGAAACCTACTGACCTAGTTTTTCCAGCAGAAACAGGTAACGCCCATAGTTTTGATTATATAAACTATAATCTACGTTGTATTCTGAAAAAATATGACTTGCCTTATATAACGCCCCACGGTTTCCGCCATACTCATTGTAGCTTACTTTTTGAAGCTGGGGCATCGATTAAGGAAGTACAAGAAAGATTAGGGCATGAAGATATAAAAACAACTATGAATATTTACGCTCACGTTACAGAAAATACAAAAGAAAAAACGGCTGAAAAGTTTGCCCAATTTTTGGGAATGTAACGCCCAGCCGTTACCATTTCAAAAAGAAAACCACTCCCAAGGCACGGGAATGGCTTAAAATCAACGTTTTCAACGGTTTTATAACGCTGA